TATTTTGACCCAGCGGCGGCTGAATACGCGTTTCGGTTCTTTGAGACGCAGCTAAAACTGTCGGAAGGTCAGTTTGAGGGCAAGCCGTTTGAGCTTCACCCTTCCCAGGCATTCATTGTTGGTAGTTTGTTTGGCTGGAAACGGGCTGATGGCACTCGCAGGTATCGCAGAGCTTACATTGAGCAGGGCAAGGGAAACGGTAAATCTCCGCTTGCTGGTGGCGTTGGGCTTTATGGCTTAACCGCTGATAAGGAGGCGGGCGCTGAGATTTACAGCGCTGCTGCTAAGAGAGATACGGCGCAGATTCTGTTCCGCGATGCCGTGAAGATGGTCAGAAAGTCTCCGTCTCTGAGTCGCAGGATAGACATATCCGGTGGAGAGGGCCGTGAGTACAACTTAGCCTTCCATCCGCTAGCTAACTTTTTCCGGCCTGTATCAAGGGATACGGGTAAAACAGGTTCTGGTCCTCGACCCCATATTATTCTTGGGGATGAGGTTCACGAACTGCCTGATAGAACGATTCTTGAGACGCTAGAGCGTGGTTTCAAGTTCAGACGTAACCCACTTCTGCTGATGATTACCAACTCAGGCAGTGACAGAAACTCTGTGGCCTGGGAAGAACACGAGCACGCGATCAAGTGTGCGGCGGGTAACTACGATGCGGTGACTGATCCGACTTACATCGGAGAAGTCATTGACGACACCACGTTTTCATTTGTTTGTTCGCTGGACGAGGACGACGACCCGCTAGAAGATCCGTCCTGCTGGGCGAAGGCCAATCCGCTTCTCGGGGTGACGATTACCGAAGAATACTTGGCTGGGGCTGTTGCTCAAGCAAAAGCCATGCCAGGAAAAATGAACGGCATGCTCCGGCTGCACTTCTGCCGGTGGACTGAGGCAGAAACGGCTTGGATGACCAGAGAGATTGTTGAGCCCTTGCTGTCCGATTTTGACCCTCTGAAGCACAAGGGCAGCCCCGTTTGTGTTGGTTTGGACTTGTCGCAGACCCGAGACCTAACCGCACTGGCATGTGTTGTTCAGACCGGGGAAGTTGACGGCAAGCCCACTTTCGACGCTTGGGCTGAAGCATGGACGCCGGGAGATACCGTCCAGCAGAGAGAATTGCGGGATCGTATGCCGTATACGGCGTGGATTGAGCAAGGTTTCCTAAACGCTCGCAAAGGAAAGACGATTTCTTTCCGCGATGTCGGGCAAAGGCTGAATGAGATTCAGGATGACTATGAAATTACCCTCATGGCTTACGATAGGTACGCTTTTATGTAATCCGGTTGTTGGCTTATGACCGGTACGCATTTGAACGGTTTGAGCAGGAAAACAGCGATTTTGGCTGGTCTTTCCCTATGGCAGAGCATCCCCAGGGCGGTGTTAAGAAGGGGAAGCCGATCAATGAGGAAGGCGACCAGCTTTGGATGCCTGAATCTGTCAGATTGCTTGCCGAAGCCATGCTTGAGGGCAGGATTCGGCTGAAAAGAAACCCAGTCCTTGTTTCTGCGCTGATGTCGGCAGTTATTGTCGGGGATCGGTGGGGGAACGAATGGTTGGCGAAAGACCGGTCCCTGAACAAGATTGACGCCGCAGTGGCCTTGGCGATGGCTTTCGGTGCGGCTTCTGCGCAAGGCCAGCAAGTGTTTGATGTAGAAGCGATGATAGGCTGATTGATGGAGATTCAATCAATATGGCACGAAGCCTCTCTATACAGCCGGGAACAAGCAAGGTCGTGGTGCGTTGAAAACGGGTTTTTGGTGGATACCTACCGCTCAAGAGAGGACGACGGGCAGATAACTCACCACATTCACGCCCAATTTGACCCCAGCGAAGCTAAATCAGGATCTTGGGCGGTCATCGCAGATGACTTTCCCGAAGGAATTTCAGCCTCCGTATGCGAGCGAGGAAAATCAATGGACGTTTTGTATACCAAGGGCCAGCAGAGCGCCGGCGACCCTTATGAGTTCGTCATGTCTGATGAGACAGTGGATCGCATGGGCGATGTCATTGTGGCAAAGGGCTGGGATCTGGATGACTTTCAGAAGAACCCCATCGCTCTTTTCGGGCACAGTCACCAGAACATCATTGGCAAGTGGGAAAACGTGCAGGTTAGCGGCAAAAAGCTCGTTGGCCGCCTCCGCATGGCCAGAGAGGGTACGAGCGAACTGGTGAACACCGTCCGATCTCTTGTTGAGCAGCGAATCCTAAAATCGGTTTCCGTCGGGTTCATGCCGCAGGAAATGGAGCCAATGCTTGACAAGGATGGAAGGCACACGGGCGGTTATCGCTTTATCAAGTCGGTGCTTAGTGAATGCTCTCTTGTGGCCGTTCCCTGTAATCCCAATGCTCTTGCCACCGCCAAGGGCATGGGGGTCAATCGTGAAATTCTCAAATCTGTGTTTACGGACTTCGATACGGGTCAGAGTTCTGCGCCCATTGATTTCGAAGCCCGAAGCAGAAAGACCGGCATCGCGCTGGCTAAACTCAACCAATCACTGAACCACATTGAGGCACATCAAAATGAGTATTGCTAACAAGATCACGGCGAAGCGCGAGCGCCTTGTTGCGATCAAGGATGAACTGGTTGCCCTGAAGGCTATTGCCGAGCAGGACGATTTTGAGTCGTTTACCGATGAGGAGCAGGAGAAGATCGACCTGCTTGCTGGAGAAGAAGCGTCGGTGGTGAAGTCCATCGAGTCGCTTGAGAAGGTCGAAGCTGGCCTGGCTGCGAAAGCCCAGCCTGCAGCGATGCCAGCGGCTCGCACGGCCTCTACTCCAACCACGGGTGGCGCTTTCCCCCGCGAGGAGAAGAACGCCGACCTTCTGATGAAGACGGCAACTGCCAAGCTGATTGCTCACATGCGAGATGTTCCTGTTTCCGAAGTTCTGGAAATGGATTACTTCCGTGGTGACGACCGTGTGAAGGCAACGATGCCGATGTTCACGAAGACCGCTATCGCCCCTGCTACGACTACGGCAAGCGGTTGGGCTGCGGAGTTGGTGGATAACGACCTGCAGGGCTTTCTGGAAGAGCTTGCGCCGGTTTCCATTTACGCCGCACTGCGAGCTCAGAGCCTTGGCCTGAACTTCGGCACGGCGGGCACGATTACGATTCCCCGTCGCTCTGGCTCGTTTACTGATCTCCCTGGTGCGTTCGTTGGTGAGGGTGGTGCGATCCCGGTCAAGAAGGCGACCCTGAGTGCGCAGACGATCAGCCGTTACAAAATGGCTGTTATCTCCACCATGACGAACGAGATCATGGAGCAGTCGGTTCCTGCGATTGAGGCGATTGTTCGTCAGGCGATCATTGACGACACCGCCGTGGCTCTTGATGGCGCTCTTCTGGATACAGCAGCGGCTGTTTCTGGGGTTCGTCCGGCCTCCATTACCAATGGTGTGACTGGAACGGCATCTGCTGGCGATACCCTCGCCAACGTCATCACGGACCTGAAGGTTCTCATCAACTCGCAGCGCAACGCCAACCTTGGCCGGGACTCCGTTCTGATTATGAATGATGCCCGCCGCCTCGGTCTTGCCATGATTACGAATGCTCAAGGCAACTTCGTATTCCGTGACGAGATCGCCGGTGGTTCAATCATGGGCGTTCCGTTCATCACCAGCACGACCTGCCCTGCAGATCAGGTGATTATCGTTGACCGCAACAGCTTCGCTGCTGCTAACGCAGCGCCGATGTTCAACATCACCGATCAGGCGACCCTGGTCATGGCGAATGCTGACGCCACTGCGCCGACGATGGCGGTTGACGGGTCAGGTATTGTCGATACCGAGGAGCAGGTTGCCGCTGGTGGTGGTATTTCGGTGTCTGGTGGGCCCTCAGGTACGGGCACTGCTGGCTCTGAAGCGGTATCCATGTACCAGACGTACAGCACGGCGATTCGTATGACCCTGCCGACTTCTTGGGCCGTCCTGCGTCCCAATGCGGTAGATCGTCTGACGAGCGTGAGCTGGTAAGTCCTGTGGGGCGGTTCGCCGCCCCCTTCTTTTTGAGGTCTTTGGCATGGAAGATCACGTAATATGGGACGGCATACAAGAAAGAGTAGTGTCTGCCGAAGAAGCCCAGAGGCTTGAAAAAGAGGACAAGGCACAAGATATGACGGCCCGTGTGTTGTCAGGGCACGAATACAAAACCCGAGATCAGTTTTCTGGATACGTGGACCGGGAAATTCGTTCTGTGGGCAAAGCAAAAGATTGGCGAGCCTTTCGCAAAGCCGCTGCCGAGTGGCGCGGCGAAAAAGATGCGAAGCGGGTGACGAAGGCGCAAGTCGAGGAGTACCTAGAGGCTCATGGCATCACTATTTGACAGGTTCCGTCGTCGCAAGCCCAAGGAAAAGACCTGGTTCAGCCTCCCCATTACGGGTGGCCGAGTAAACAGTGATTGGGGCGACAACTGGTGGCAACGCGGTTATGACCCTGTAGCTCCAGGCAGCGTTTCTACGGTGGAGGCTTGTGTTGATGCCTACGCTCAAACTATGGCCTCCATGCCGGTTGGTGTCTACAACGAGAACGACGACGGATCGCACGTCAAAAACCGCAACGTAGCGGCTGGAAGAACCCTGCGGTCTCCCAACTCCTATCAGACTCGATCAGACTTGTTTCTGAACGTAATCAAGAACCTGTTTTA